CGCAGTTATTACAGTTTGAACGCAGTTGCAGGGATCACCCCGTCGGTGGTCCTTGGATGGGAGTTGGCTAACTCACACTCAGGAGGAGAAGAACTCATGCAGGGGATCAGAGATGACAGCGCAGCACGGATTTACACCCGTGTGGAAGCGGATGCGTCGATGGAGTTGCATGAAGTGCCAATTGAGAGTGTGTTACACCATGTCCTTGGAGGAATCGGAGCCTGGTTAGCTCAAACGTTCCTCCAAAACAAAAACCAATGCCCCAAGGCTGGGTATTGGACTCGGAGGCAGGAAAAGGTGAAGCGACAGGTGGTCGCAGCGATCTTGCCCAACAGCTGTCCTGTGGAGGCGGCAGCTGTTCTCAATGTTGTTGATGACGACATTGACTACCCCAGCGAGCAGACACCGGAAGAGGTTTCCGTGTATTTTGATGCTCAATCAGTAGTCAAGGCCGACAATGTTGATTCGAGAAGTAGCCCAGGGGTAGCACCTTCTACCCCCCTGGCATGTGTTGCTGTCAAGACTGGTAAGCGTAAGCTTAAGTCACACAGGAACAAAGGTGTCAGGATACCGCTCCTAGCGCTCGATGTAGTTTCGCTGGTGCAGTGTCGCCTTGGTCACATTCCGGATACACCGGAAAACCGCCTTTTGATCAGGAGCGATATCGCCAGGAAGGTCGAAACTATGCGAAGGGAGAAAGAGCCTGATTATGTCGGAATGCGAAATGTTGACATGAAAAGGCTCATCGAGCACGCCTCGTATATGTACTGGATACCAAGTCAGGAGGATTTGGATATGCACGATTTGTACACTAATAATATATATATACGAGAGCGTACCCAACAGAGGTCAAAGCTGGTGACCCCTGTTGGATTCGAGCGCTAGGGACGCCTGGTGCGTTTCACTGGAACCTCTTCCAGTACTGCAATCTCAATGGAGCAAATCCAAACTGAGGTTAACGAATCGGAAGAGGATGAGACATTCCAGTGGTCGCGTACTAGGCAGGTTAGATTACCTCGGACGTATTATTGTTATGATAATAGGGGGCCGAGGTGGGATATACCCAATAATGACATTGAAACGGTCAAGCATGCTATCGCTGAGCGTGTGTTTTTCACTAAACAAAACGGAAAATTTCGTAGAGCACCCAAACCTTGGGACTCTGAACTCTTCCCAGATGTTCCTGAATTAACACAACGTAAGAAATTAGCCAAACAGCATGTCTTGAGCACAACTAATAACTTCATGAGCCAATTACTTGGTGAAATAAGTTCTGATGGCCGAGTCAGCCCGATGACCAATCTCAAGTTTCTTGAGTGTTACGGTGGGGCGAAGCGCAAAACTTATGAAAGTGCAGTTAAAAGTCTCGAAACTAGAGGATTCGAGAGGAAAGATTGTGTGGTGAAGACCTTTACGAAGGATGAATACAGGAAGCCTGGTGGGGCACCTAGAGCTATTCAACCTCGTAGCCCACGATTCAATGTCTGTTTAGGTCGATACATCAAACATGTTGAACATAAAGTGTTTGAGGCTATTGACAAGGTTTACGACCCTACTGGTGATTGCAGGACCGTTGCAAAAGGAATGAATATGGCAGAACGTGGAGAGACCATTAGCCGTATGTGGAATTCATTCTGTAAACCAGTAGCGATCGGATTGGATGCATCTCGATTTGATCAACATATTAACCAATTACTATTGGAGCTAGAACATAGTGTCTACCTGGAAGTATGCGGAACCAGTGATGAGCTGCCACCGCTGAAGAGACTCCTACGAGCACAGAGAGTAAACGAGGGAACGTACAAAGGTAAAGACGGGACTATCAAATACAAAGTTAACGGATGCCGCATGTCAGGCGATATGAATACCAGTCTTGGTAATGTCATTATCATGTGCACGTTAATGTATAGCTATTTGGAGTCATGCGGTCTTACCGGACGTGCGAAGTTACTCAATGATGGTGATGACTGTGTATTAATTATGGAAGAGTCTAATGTTGATAAATTTAAATCCGGGATGGAAAATTGGTTTAGACGTATGGGAATTACAATGCAATATGATGGGGTGTACAACACGTTGGAAGAGATTGAATTTTGTCAATCTCGACCTGTGCGTGTTAATGGCTCATATGTACTTGTACCCAGGCCTTCAAAACGTCTTTACTCCGACTTATTTACCACTAAACCCATTAACTCCAAGAAAGTCTACGAGAAGATGCTTGGAGCTAAAGGCGAGTGTGGTCGCGCCATGAGTCGCGGAGTACCTGTTTTCCAATCATATTACGAATGGTTTTGTCGTTCTGCTAAACCATGGCGACCAAAGGAGGGAGATTATTACTGGCATTACCGTCAAGACCTATCCGACGGGATGTTGGGCGTGTGTGATATTGACACGACCACACGCATTTCCTTTTATTTTGCTTTTGGCATAACACCACAAGAGCAAGTTGCCCTAGAAAAGTATTATGATAATCGATGCGCATTAACACATGCAAATCCCATCACCGATTATACCTTGCAGCTAGATCTGCCCCAACGACTAGCTCCGCCCGAACAAGCTCCGACCTTTTGGTAGCTGTTCGGGATCAATAAATGCCTTGAGTGGAAGTCGTAGTAGGATACGTCCGAATGCGCCCGCCAGGAGTGGAATCAATTGTCGAGAATTACGGACAAGGAAACACCAATGAGTCCTTAGGTGATCCATGCACGCCTTCAATTGAGTGGGAGACCTATTTAGGTCAGGTTATCAGTTCAAGTGCCCGCGTAAGGGGAGAGATCCCCCAGAAAGTTTGAACTGTTGGGCTATACGGTCGTCCGGACTGAGGTATCCGCCGACTTAAACTACCACCTTCCAAACACAAATAACAACAATAACACTCGGAATTCTAAAGGAATTTCAAACACTCGAATTACTAAGTCTTCCCAGGCTAAATTCACTTCTAATGGCAATTCTCTTACTGTCCGTCATCGCGAGTACATCAACCCAGTTGATCTTAACAATGCGTTACTTGAGAGAACCACTGCCATCGGAAACACTTACGCAAAGCGTGAGCCTTTTCGTTACAACATCAATCCAGCAGACGGTGCTACTTTTCCTTGGTTGTCAAATGTTGCGGCAAGGTTTGAGAAATATAAGTTTAAATCCCTTACTTTCTCATACCAACCGACGTGCCCGACGACAACTGCAGGTGGCATTGGTCTGGCTATCATTTACGATGCTGCTGACGATATTCCCAACAATCGCACTGAGTTGTTCAACGCTGAGTCTTGTGTCAGGGCTGCTGTCTATGATAGCTTGACCTTACCCTGCAAGAAGATACACTTGAACAAACTTCTACATACTCGTGATTTGCATCATGGCCTTGTTGATGCAAATGAGTTAAGAACCTCAGATGTTGGCTACATGATTGCCGCTGTTTATAATATTAGCAGCGACATTCAATTTGGAGATCTCTATGTGTCCTACGAAGTAGAGTTTTCTGGTCCCAAAACAAGTAAAACTGCGGCAAAGAGTGCCTGGCTGCAGTTTGATTCCGGCCCTAACCACAGCGGTGTGGTTGGTAAAGCTGGAGATCCTTATGCTCTTACCCCATACAATGGAGCAACAAACACTGTTTTGGATTTGCCAATAAGCGATTATGCCCACAAGAGCAACACATTAATGTTGGATGTTCAACACGATGGACGTAGCGGTCACCAGGCCCCAGATTATGCCGGTGCGTTCAACGTGAACACAGACGTCACAAGAATTGTTTTCCGTGAACCCTTCACTGGGTTTGTAAAAGTGTTGGCGAACGACAACGGAGACGCTACAGCTGGACCTACTGATGTTTCATTCAATCATTCAATCGTACCTGCAGGAGACACTGCTACCCGATGTATAGTCGAACCCGTCGGGGCTACCAAACATGGTGGTCTTGGCGCCACATTCGAAAAGACAATCGCTATAGCAGCAAATGCAGGTGAAGTTCTCGACGTGGTTGGGAAAGCCGCGCTTTCCACCTTTTCATGGGTTGGAAAGGTTGCAATGGTTTTTACCGAAGCAGCCCCAGCCCTAATTGAAGCCGCAGAGATTATTGGCCCATTCTTGGCCTAAGTAATTCTAACAAACACCATCGTATACTAGTGCATAGCGTACCTTGCACAACCACCCCAATTTATTCTTCTAGCCGCTCTGTTGATTGGCAAAATCAGAGATAAGACCTGCGAGGACTGTGAAACGCATATATCCGATCAACCCTTTACATGGAAGGTTAACGTCATTTATGCCCCGTAGACCGTAAGCAATTCGCACAACACCGTGGAATTGTTATAAGTCGACAGTAAGGGCTGACAACGTAAAAAGATCACATAGGAATTATGTAAATTAACTACCTCAATAAGGATTTGATGTTGACGGACATCATCTGTTGAAAAATTGGTTGCCAAGCATGCACTTGTATCCATGTCCGATGCCGAAAGTCACTGGTGTATCAATCCCAGTCTCGAGGGGCCTCTAGCCCCAAGCCTACCTGAAATGGTAGGAAGTCGTCCATCCGTCCGGGCGCTGGAGCCTCAACAACTCCATAAAGAAATCCTCTCCGGAGGTTGATG